CTTATTTTCCCATTGGGAATAACATATACCTAATCCTTGTTCCTGTCCGTATTCGTCAACTATGGAAGAAATACACCTACTTATGTAAGTCTGTTCATCCTCACCTGAATCAGGTGATGGGATAACAAATTTCTCTTTGGTTAGTTCAACTCTGATTTTTCTTAAATCTTCTATTCTCATATACTACCTTTTAGTTCTCTGTTTTCTTTTTTAAGACTATCAATCGTAGCTTCTAAGCGTACAATATGAGTAGTTAATTCCTCAACTTTTTTACCCAAGTCATCAATGATGACCTGATATATTTGAATAGATTTTTCAAGGTTCTCTAAACGCCCACCCTCAATCTCATTCTGTGACCTTCTCCATCCAATAAAATAACCAATACCACTAGTTACTATTGTTAAAATTATTTGTTCTATCATAGACAATCGGGGCAGTTCCAAAAGTTCTCACCCCTTTCAGAGTAAGCACTGGTTCCACTATTATTTAAATTAGTTAGTGTTGAAGCACCCCATCCCTTACGAGTTGAGTGTCTCAAGAATATTCCGTTATTATATTTCTGAACCCTATCAGGTATCATACCATCCAATGTTGAAGCGTTGTTGTAATCAGGGAATAAGTTTTGTCCTCTACCAATTAATAGATAATCAATCAAACGTTGTGCATAGAAATCTGCACGTTGTTTTTGTAACGACCTTAGATATTTCATTGTCTCAATATCAACTGATGTAGCGTTCTCCATTGTACCTTGTGTAATACCGTTATTAACTGTTTTATACATCAGGTGAGGTATGGCATTGAAGTAAGCGGTTTGAATTAGATATGGTTGAATGTAATCATTAACCAATGTTAATTCATTTTGATTGAATGTATTACCTGTTGATTGAACTTTAGATAATAAACTATTATAGAATTTGGTTCCCAAAATAGTTTGTAGGTCAATATCTTGTGCGACTTGAACCTCAGCTTTAAGAACATCAATATCCACATTTTTATTTATGTTGGTGAAATTCTTTAATTTAATTTCTGATATTAATAATACACCCATTTTTAATTATAATTTAATTCTTCTTCACCTAACCAAGCCGTACATTCTTCTTCTGTTAATCCATATCCTGAAATTAACATTTGCATCGCTTGTTGTCTTGTTATTTTTTCTTTATTGTATTCACGAATAATTCTCATCATTGACTGATATTCTCTACCTTTCAATCCTTTGATATGTTCATTAACAGGAATTGCTTCAGCATCGATACCTGTAACCACATCTGTTTCATTAATATTAGTTGCAGTTGGGATTATATTTCCCTCAGGATTTGGGTCCAAACTTATCAACGCACGTATTTCATTTGGTGTCATTGACTCCAATACCTTATTAGCAACCAATGGTGACAATGAATTAATACCATCCAATACTTGTTGTGCTTTATCGTTATTACTTGTTGCAGCAGAACCTTCGTTAGCAAAGATTGTTAATGGTTTAATTTCAAAGTTTGTTGGTCTCTCAAATTTCAATGACATTAATTTATCAAACACAGGAAGGATATCATTTTGATATGGTTGAATAACCATCTTACGGAAGTATTCAGAATGTTGTGTAATCTCATCTGAACCACCCAATTTACCTGGTGTTGCAATACCAAATAACTCAGCACTTGAAACTCTATGTGATGATAATATTGAACGACTAATGTCATCGTTTAATGATTGATAATAATTGTCATTATCGTTACGAGGTATCTGAACTATCTCAGGAGATTGTTCTTTACTTTCATTGAATGAAATGATTGCTTGACCAGCATTATCAGTTCCACCATATTGTTCTTCCAAAGCACGAACCAATATTCTTTGTTCTTCTTCGCCAGGAATTCCGTTGTTATAATTAATCCATAGACTTGGTGACATCCCCTTACGAAGTAGGTTCATATGGAAGTTCTTAGCTTCAATATCTATCTCGATTGCACGTTGACCAGCGGACCAATCAGGTACAGGATAATATGACATTGACGGCATATAAGACTTATAATAAAATATTTGAGATGGGTCAGCCTCATCTTTTGAGAAATTCTTAATTTCTGTTGGTGGGAATTTTCTTACATTTCTCCAATCAGGTGAATAATAATAACAATCAATATCATCATCTTCGTTTAATTTACCACTTCTAATTCTACTAAAATCCAAATGATAAATCTCAGCAATAGATTTTCTGTCATTCGCCCAAATAACATTTAAAGCAAACCCACCAAATAACATCATATCCAACGCACATTTCTTCATTACCTCAGAAACATTCTCTGATTTATTAACCAGATTAATTGCTGCCATTGGATTGTTTTTTGATATAATACCATCACCCATTATTTGGTTTACCTTTGAGGTAATAACCGCCTTATGGATTGCACAGTTATCATATAAATCTATGAAATATTGTGGTAGTAAATTATTCTCACCATAAAATACCCAAGGATATCTTTGTAATACCTCAGCAAATACTGGTAATGTAGCCCTATGGAATTGAACATTTTTCAATTCAAATTTTTTTAATTCACTCATAATTAACTTTCTATGTAGATATAGTTCTCGTTTACTTCGTTATCTGATATGTATTGTGTAAATGGTTGACTTTCTTGGGTCCCCTCTAATACAACCATACCAGTAAAAACTAAAACATTATTTGGTGTTCCGAATATATTCAGTTGATATTGACCAAGATAGTTTAAATCACTCGTTGCAAAATCTAAAACGATTTCACAATAACGAATGTTCTCACCAAATTGTGCATTATTAGATGTACTAATATTATAACTTTTAACCTCCTTACTCATTATATGTGTAAAGGTTAATGTGTAACCAGTAAAGACATCTCTACTGTTATTATTAATATTTAAAACTAATGTATTCTCTTGACCCTTTTGTAGATATAACATATTGTATCTTTTCTCTACTATTAAATATAAGAATTTTGAAATTGAATTGGTATGGCATAAAAAAAAGAGGGCTTAACGCCCCCTTTCTTAATAAGAATAGAGATATAGATATTAATCCCATAACAGGATTACCATTTAATTATCCATTAATAGTAGCACCTGTGAACACAGCACCTAATACTTGAGCAGGTGTTGCTGTTTGTTCATCAAGTCCAACACTCAATACAGTATTTGCTGGAGTATTTTCTTGACCTGTGAACGTCAAAGTGAAACCATTACGGTCACCATAAGCAGTTCCAGTTGAAGCATCTCCTCCACTTAAATACATACCATTAACTTGACCCAATAAATAATAAGTATTATTTTGGTCAATAGCAACGATTTGGATTTGATCATTTTGAGAAAGGATCTTTATCTGATTTCGTTTAGTTTGGTCATAACGGAATAAAACCGCGGTCAATACTTGTTCAAAAAATATTGTACCATTTTCAAAATTCTTTTGTACGTTTTGTGCTAAAGAAGATGTATTTCTCTTTAACTCAAATCCGTAAAGTGTAGTACCAGAAGTTGATGTTGCACCAGTGATAGCACCATCTGCATCGTATGTGTAACCAGTTACAGAACCGCCACCACCTACAATATAGATTTTTTTAATACCACCAATTCCATCAGAACATCCTAACGCTGCACCTGAAGATATATAACAAGACATAATTTATATTTTTAATTTTTATTTTTTATTTTAATAAAGGGGACTTTCACCCCTTAGTTTTTTTAATTCATTTAAGCGATACCGTTCCAAGCCATATATTTGGTTGTACCAAATGTAGCAACAGTTGCACCATAGTTGAAGTTAGAACGAATTCTAATCTCATCAAAGTCAACACTGTACCAAGCCCTTAGGGTCTCATCTGATAATAAGTCAACACCGTAAACCATATACTCAGCAGGTGCGATAACTACTTGACCTGAGGAATTTAAACCTAAGGTTGGGTATACTTTAATATTTGTATTTGGATGAACGGCACTCATATTAGAAGTAACATCTGTACCACCAATGTAATTGGTGAAGAAGTTAGCACGTGTT